AACAATAGATGCAACCCCACAACCTGTAATAGACGAATATAACTCATAGGATAACAAATGGCAACTACTAAAATACAATCTGGTGCATTTCCTGCAGATGTTGTTACTACGGCAGCAATAGATGATGCTAGTGTTACACATGCTAAGTTGCATACTACTATGGATCTTAGTTCTAAGACTGTTACGCTTCCTACGCTGAGTACATTAACTACAACAGGTGACGTGGGGATTGGTACAGATACAAATTTAAGTAATGGTGACTGGCACGCTGGAAGTAGGTTCTTAACAATTGATGGAACTGCTGGAGATGCATACGGGGTTTTAAGTTTACGAGGCGATAGAGATAACACAGGTACAAGTAGAGCATTCCAAATTGGCGCAGGCGATGGGAAACTTTTTCTCGCATATGATGATAACAACAATGACCACCGTGTGGTTGTATTTTCAGATGGTGATATGTGTGTAGGTCAAGGTGCCAGCGCCGCCCAAGGTGGAAACTATGGTGCTAATCTACATGTTAGAAGTACTGGCACGGGATCTAGTTTAAAACTTACTGATAGCTCCAGTGGACATCAAACAACCAGTGGATTTGAGCTTATTTCAACAGGATTAGCTGGTTATGTCTGGAATAGGGAAGCTGCTAAACTATCATTTGGAACAAGTAATTTGGAAAGAATGATAATTGAAGCTGATGGGCAAACAGCCATTGGTACTACGACCGTGGGTTCAAATAATGCACTTACTATCAGTAATATTGACAATGGTGCAGCATACCCAGCAATCGGACTAGGTTCAGCAACTACTGGAACTGGTGACGGCGAGGGTTTCTGGATTGGTATGTTAGATGCTGGTCGTGGATATTTGTGGAACTACGAAAATCAGCCACTGTGGTTAGGTACTAATGGAGTAACAAGACAAGTTATTCAAGCGGACGGTAATATTTCTATAGGTGCTGACGCTGACTTTACTCCCAGTGGTAGAGTACACATTAAAGGCGGTAATGGTGATCAGCTGGTACTAGACAATGCTGGTGAAAGATTTACTCAAATTAGCTTACGTGAAAGTGATGTACAAAACGGTGCTTTATGGTTAGATACTACAGATAATAGAGTAGACTTATATGCTAACACGAACCATGGTATTAGATTTAAAACTGGTGGAGACAATACTAGAGTAACTATAGGTTCCAACGGCGATGTTGATATAAACAGTGCAGCAATAGGAGCTGGCAATACAGGTGCCGGTCTCAAAGTTCAAAGTATTACTAGTGGTAGTGGAGCAATAGCGGCCAGAAGTCAAAGTCATAATAATGTATTTGGTGTACTTCCGTGGAGCGATGGCAGAACATATTTAAGTAGCGGAACACATTATGAAGATAATACTTGGAAAACCCAGACCACTGGCGGCGCTACTTTGTTAAGTTTTAGTGCTAATCATGGCATGGAATGGTGGGCTGGTGACGGTTCGGCAGATGACAGATACAGTGATAAAGCCGATCAAATAAGATTTTTAGATCCATATGGCCAAATTATAACACGAGAAAAAAGTTATAATACAGGTTACGGAAGTGGAGCATATACCGCTACTAGTTCTACTAGCTGGGGAATCATAAACATTCAAGGGACCGGAAACACTGGATCCAGACCGTCTGGTAATGCAATTGGATTTGATAAAATATCCAACGATAGTGACCTAATATTATCCTTTCATATGCCTTATTACTTTACAGGTCAGTCCGCTGACAGCGGGTTTGGTGTTAGATTACGATACAGTGTAGATAATGGAGCGTCATATGGTGTAGACTGGCTAACTGACGGCCCTGCTCACGGTTGGGGTGCTGGCGGGTATGGTCAAGATAATCAAGCTGGTATATTTAATTATACTTGGAATACAGAAAAAATGGTTAGTAATACATTTGTGGGAACTGTCAGATTTTACTTTGAAACTAAAGTTTGGGCCGGGGGGAACTCGTTGTATTGGGGTTATAGTAGTTATAATAAGTATGGTCATATACATATTAGAGAAGTAGTAAGGACGTAATTATGCCATTATTAATTGGAATAACAATTACAGATGCTCTTAGAGTATTAGGCCAAACAAATTTTATTTGCAATGGCGAACCAACAACCCAAGCGGAATTTGAACAGATGTTTGCTCCAGTTACTGGAGAAGATGAACATGGTAGTGCTATTCTTGAAACAGATTCCAGCGAATGGAGTGTGACTTGGACACAGGTAAAAGCAAAATATGATGAACTTGTCGCAGCTCATCCAATTTCGTTATTGCGTGAAGCTAGAGATAAAAAGTTAGCTGTAACAGATTGGATAGTAACTAAAAGTTTAGAATCTGAAGTAGCTGTTCCTAGTAACTGGCAGACTTATAGACAATCGTTAAGAGATATTACTAATACATACACATCTTTAGAAGATGTTGTATGGCCAACTAAGCCAGAATAAGTATTATAAATAGCACTATACAACACAGGAATAAACAATGGCTAATCCAAATTCAAGAGATACACTTATAGAGTACTGCCTACGCAGACTAGGTGATCCTGTGATTGAGATCAATGTTGATCCTGATCAGCAAGAAGATCGTGTTGATGAAGCATTACAGTACTATCAAGAGTTTCACTCTGATGCAACCCTAAGAACATTTCTTAAGCATCAAGTTACAGCTGATGATGTTACTAATCAGTATATTACTCTGAGCTCTAGTGTACAGTTTGTGTCACGGATGTTTAAAGTGCACGGAGATGCTTCTACACGGAACTTCTTTGATGTGAAGTATCAATTGCATCTAAATGATATTGCAAACATGCATTCGTATATTGGTGATCTAGCTTACTATGAGCAGATGCAACAGTATCTTTCTTTGCTCGATATGAGATTGAACGGCACACCACAGATCACATTTGCTCGTAAACAAAACAGATTATACATTCATGGTGAATTTCAAGATGGTGATCTTAAAGAAGGTGATTTTATCGTAGCTGAAATCTTTGAAGTGATTGATGCTAATACTCACACTAAAGTCTATAATGATATGTGGCTAAAAGAATACACAACAGCTCTTATTAAACAACAATGGGGCGCTAACCTTATGAAGTTTGAAGGTATGCAATTACCTGGAGGTGTTATGATAAATGGACGGCAGCTTTATGATGATGCAACTGGTGATATTGAGCGTTTGAGAGAATCAATTAGACTTGAACACGAGATGCCCGCCGACTTCTTTGTAGGATAATCCAATGGCCACTAATCCATACTTCAGTCAAGCTGTAAGATCAGAACAAAGTCTATACGAGGACATCGTCATAGAATCTTTAAAGATGTATGGCCAAGACATTTACTATCTTCCAAGAGATGTAATCAGTGAAGATAGAATCTTAGGGGAAGACATCCCATCAAGATTTAACTCTTCATACAAAGTAGAAATGTATATTGAAAATGTAGATGGCTTTGATGGTGAAGGGGATTTGTTTACCAAGTTTGGTGTTGAGATTAGAGATCAAGCAACATTCATCATATCCCGCCGTAGGTGGTCTCAGACAGTACATAGATATGACAATGATATCACTGTAGCCAGACCTTCTGAAGGGGACTTGCTTTACATTCCTTTCTCTAAAAAATTGTTTGAAATAACTCATGTAGAGCATGAGCAACCCTTTTACCAACTTCAGAATCTACCAACATATAAACTACGTTGTGAATTGTTTGAATATGGAAACGAAGATATTGTTACAGGTGTCGACACAATCGATGATATTCAACATGACTATGCATATGCATATCAGCTAACGTTGGATACTACTATTACTCAAGCAACCGCAACCACTCTAATTGATAGCGGTGGCGCGGTTACTGGAATTAACATTGTTGATAGTGGAGATGGATATGTTGTTCCTCCAAATGTTACAATAGTTTCAACTGGTGGTACAAGAGCAACTGCTGTTGCAACAATTGATCAATTGGGTGGTATATCTGGAATCAATATTACTAATGGTGGTTCTGGTTTCCCAAGTGCACCTACTATAACAATTGATGCACCTGATAATACACATTTTGGTGTCAACAATGTGGCAGAGCAAACATTAACAGATGGAACTATATTGTTTAGTAGGGTTTCTAGCTGGAATGATTCAGATAATATTCTAACTGTTACTCAATTTGGTTCAGACGATGGAAAATTCCACGATCCAGTTATTGGAAGAGTGTTTAAAGACAGATCCCTTAACACCGGTGGTAAACTAATCAGCTTCACCGAAGATATTCAAGGATCGGCAACAGAGCAAAATGATTATTTTGATACTCTCACAGACTTCTTAGATTTTTCTGAGACTAACCCATTTGGAGAGCCGTAATGTTTACTTACTTTTATCACGAGAGAATCAGAAAGTCAGTAGCTACATTTGGTAGATTGTTTAATGGAATTTATGTATTAAGAACAATTGCAGCTACAGGTGATACATACAGTCAAGTTAAGGTGCCATTAACATATGCTCCTAAGACAAAGTTTCTTGACAGAATTAGAGAACAAGAGGACCTAACAACAGGTCAACGCGTTGCTGTAAAACTACCTAGAATGTCTTTTGAGATTGTAGGTATATCATATGATCCAGCAAGACAACTGCAAAAGACAACTAATTTTCAACAAGTGGGAACATCTTCATCATTGAGATCGAAGATAAACACGTATGTTCCATATATAATTAATTTTCAGTTAAACATTTATTCTAAGACTCAAAGTGATGCACTTCAGATTGTTGAACAGATAATGCCTTACTTCAATCCGCAATATAATGTTTCGATTAAACCATTTGCTGATTATCCTAATGTGGTTGAAGATGTACCTATTACTATTACTGGAGTTGACTTTAACGATGATTACGAAGGTGATCTAGCCTCAAGAAGAACAATTGTTTATACAATGAACTTTGATATGAAAGTTAACTTCTATGGTCCAATCAATGATGGTAAAGTAATCACAAAATCTATTCCTAAAATTGATATAGATAATAGTGACATTGCGGATAGCGACTACTTAACTATGACAATCACTCCCACCCCTGCAGGCGTAAGCGCAGATAGTGATTATGGATTCTTGGAAGAATACGATTATGAGCACGAATGAAAATAAAGAAGATGATTTTGAACTTGTTCGTAGAATCAAACATGGGCTTCTTGTAAAGGGCGAAGAGGCTTTAGAAGATATGATTGAGGTTGCTCGAGCGACCGAACATCCTAGGGCTTATGAA